TGTGAGCGCGGTTGTGTTGAGGGTGATGGCGTCAGGGGTGGTGAGCACAAAGCCCGCGCCCGCGTTGCTACCCTCGCCCACAAACACAAAGGCGCCGTTATTGAGCTTGCCTGAGGTGTTGGCGTCATCGGCGCGCTCAAGGCGCCAAGATACAGTGGAGCCGTTACCAACAGCCTTGATCTCATAAATACCGTTCTCTTCGCTGTCTACCTGGTCTTTGAGCAACACCCTATCGCCTACCGCGGGCGTGATGCCGCCTATAGGTAGGTAGTTGATGAAGTTGCTCTCTGTAAACACGCCGTCAGAGAAGTTAAAGCGCCCGGGGTTGCCGCCGTCTAGGTCGGTTGTTGAGGCCGCCCTCACGCTTTCCTTAACGTCTAGGCCCTGGGCCACGCTGTCAACGTAGCTTTTAGGGGTCGCGTGTCCGTCTGCTGAGGGTGAGGGGACTGAGAGAGAGGCCGCGCCGCTAAAGTCGTAGGCCTGCCCGCTGATGTTGAGGCGGTCGGGCGTGATCTCGCCCGTGTTAATCTTGGCGTTTGTAACGGCTGCGTCGTTAAGCTCGCGGGTGTCGATTGTGCCCGCCGCTAGCTGCTTTCCCTTGATTAGTGCCATGTGTGGCGCTCCTGTGTCTTAGGGTGGTGTGTGGGGTCGGTGTGTGTCTCTCCCCTCAAGGCTCATTATATCACTTCGAGAGGGTCAAGTGTTAGGGCGCGGGGGTGTATCGCGCTATGAGCAACTCGCCAGGGTCTAGGGCGGGCTCTAGCCATGTGATCACGCGGCCCGCGAGGGTGTAGTTTTCTCCGCTCACACCCTCAACGCCGTTGAGGCTCACCACCAACAATGGGTCGCCGTCTGCGTCTGTCGCGGGGGTATAGCTCAGCGTCGCGGGGCTCGCGCTAAATCGCTCCTCTTGGTTGATGCTGTCGGCGGCTGTCGCCTGCGGGGGTGTCTCGTATAGCGTCGCCATCTTAGAGCCTCTCCCAAAGGTTAAGGATAACGCGCGGGGCGGCGCTCGGGCCTAGCCCGTCGAAGGTGATCAAGAGCGCCTCAGCAAGCGGCCCGCGTGAGCCTGCCAAAACTACAACGTCTTGAGCCGTTGCGCCCGCTACATGCTCACGCCATGTTGTGCCACCTGGCACGCGGTAAGAGGCTGTAAAGGTGCCGCCGTCTAGGCCCTCGGCTGTGATCTGCACGTTTTGGTAATAGTCAGCTATCCCCGCGCCGCCTAAGCTGTGGCGCTCTACTCTTACGGGCGCGCCGTTGGCGCTCTCAAAGGTGTGTGTTTGGTAGCGGCTCACGGCGCGCCCTCCTTGTGTCTTGGTGTTTCAGTGTCCTGGCTCCCAACCTGGGCCCATTATATCACCCCACGCCGCGCGGGCGCTTGCTTGTGTCGCCTCTTGCTCGTAGTCGGCGCTTGCTCCCTCGCGATAGTGCAGCTCACCAAAGGCGTTTTTTTCCACGGCTACCACGCGCACGCGCCCTTGATATTTCGCATACTCGCCGACGACCCGCGCTTGTAACTCCGTCGGGCTCATGCCTCGGCGCCTGAATATGTCGATTAGGTAGCGGTTGCCCTCGCTGTCGCGGCCCCAAGTTATCCCTATTGTGTAGTCTGTGTCTCGCGCCTCTGCCGCCTTCGCGTCGGTCACTAGGCTAAAGTCCCAACCTTGCACTAGGTCGCTCACCTGGCGGGGTATCTCGCCCAAGCGATAGCCCGCGCCGCGCTCTAGCGCCTCCTCAAGCCACGCCATTTTAAACGGCGCCGCGCTCTCGTCTTGTACCTCGTTCTGAAACTCGCGGCTAAAGAGCCGCGGGCCTATTGTCTGCCGCTCTATCAAGAGGTAGTCAAGCGGGCGCTGCTCGGGCCATAGCGCGCGGCCTCCCTCTACCTCAACACCTGTCATCACCCGCCGCCCGTTGGCGTCGGTCGTATAGGTGTAGCTGTAGCTCTCGGGCCACTCCTCAACGGCCTTGCTCTCCACTACTTGATACGTTGGGTCTTTTATGAGGTGGCTGAAAAGGTCGTCGTGGTGCTTGCGGGTGCCTATCACTATGATAGCCCCGCCGCGTGAGAGCATCGGCGCAATCGTGCCGCGCCACCACTCGCGCGTTTTGGCCCTCACGCCCGCGCCATAGGTGTTTTTATCGTCTTGCAGGTCGTCGCATAAGATGAGGTCGAAGTGTCCACCCGTCACAGCGCCACCCGCGCCTATCGCCTCAAGGGAGGCGTCTACGCTCTGCCGCTCGCGCTGTAGATATATAAGGGTGTCTGTCCACGTCGAGCCCTCACCCTTGAAGGGCCCCGCGCCCTCCTCGGGCGCTGTGGTGAAGTCCTCGATAATGCGCGGGCTGTCTAAGAGCGAGGCAATACGCCTCATGCGCTTTTTTGCGTTGTTCGCGCTCTCACTCACCCAAAGAATACGAATATCTCGATTAAGGCAAAGCGCGCGCGTCGCGTAGGTGATCGCCGCCTCTGTCTTGCCGTGGTCGCGCGGCGCCAAGATTAAGACCTTGCCCTTTGTCCCTGTCGCCTGGGCGTGTGTCGCCACGCCCTCAAAGGTGTCTAGCCATTTGTCGCGGTGCGTCGCGCGTGTCATGCCGCAATAATAGCTATCAAAGAAGGCGGGGCTTGCCGCCGCAAGTAGGCGGCGCCCTTCGGGGGTCGTGATCAGCTCGGCGGGGTTCATGCGCTGCCCTCCTCAGCCCTCAAGGCGCTTTAGCTCGCGCTCGATGTACCAAAGGGCTTTTCTGAGGTCTTGCGCCTCGCTCGCGGGGTCTTTGCGCCCTGCTCGCGCGAGGTACTTTAAGGCGTTGCCTCGGTTAAAGTTGAGGCCCCACGCCTCTATGGTCTCGATCACTTCAAAGCCGCTCGCTGCGTGATAGTGCGCGGGGTGGTCTACCTGTTCGGGCGCTGTCTTGGTGGTGGTCGCGGGGGGTGTGGTCGCGGGCGCGCCTACCTCACGCGCCGCAAGCTCCTTTAACGCCTCAAGGCGCAAGGGCGCGGGCGCCTTGTCGAGCTCCTCAGCCGCCGCGCTTGGTTCGGGTGCTGCGGGCTGTGCTGCGGGGTCGTCGATGGTGTGCCCCTTGAGCTCTCCCCACGCGAGCGAGGGCGCGCTAAACTCCCCGCGCGCCTGGCGCTCTCTCACGCGGCGCCACGCCTCGGCCTCTGCCTCTGCGCTCCATGCGCCTAAGAGCGGGTTAGGTGTGCTCATGTCTCGGCTCTCTCTTCTAGGTGCTCGCGCCAAAGGTCGGCGTCTGTGGTGCGCTGTGTCTTGCCGCCCGTCGCGAAACTATACACCCGCGCCCGCGCCCACGCTGTTTGGGTCGCGCCTGGGCGGTGTCCTACGGCCCACGCCTGCGCGCCTCGGCGGTGTACCTGCCTCAAGATGCGGCGGCTTATCCCTGTGAGCTCGCTCACGGCGTCTATAAAGCTGTCGCCGTCGCTCACGTCGTAGCGCTCGCGCACTGCCTCGGCTAACGCCGTGCGGCTGTACTTGCTCGGGCGTGTCTCGGCGCCCTCGTCTCCTGGCAAGGGCTCATAACTGCCGCCCTCCTCAACGCGACGCCTTATCTCGGCGCGCCTCTCTGCGGCTGTCTCGGCGTCTAGGCCGCGCGTGTAGCGGCGGGGCACCTTAGCGCGGGCCGCCTTGATCAGTTCGCCAAAGGGCGCGGGCCGCCTCACGTCTTAACCCTCGGCGCTCTCGAGGGGCTCGGCGAGCGTGGCGCCGTTGGCCTCTTCGGGGCTCATCACCTCGGCGAGCTGTGCCGTTGTCATCGCGCTAAATACGCTCTGAGCTAGGGCCTTCTTGACCTCGCGCGAGGCGAGGAAGTCGCTAAGCTCCTCATCGCTGAGCCCCTCAAGCATGGCCTCAACGCGCTCAAGCATGGCCCCGCGGTTCATCTCCTCGGCGCCCTCCTCCTCCTTGCGTGGCTCCTCCTCCTCTTCGCGGTCGGTGTCCTCGCGGGGCAGCTCCTCCTCGCTCATGTCGCCTTCCTCCTCTTCGGCCTTCTTCATCTTGCCGCCCTTGTAGCCGTCGCCGCAAGCCTTCATGGCTGCGCCGTTGACCTCTTCCTCGGTGGGGCTCATGAGGCTCTTAGCTCGCTCGGTGAGCTGGCGGCGCCACGCCATAGCGCCGCCCTTGTCCATCTCGGCGCCCTCGCCCTCGCTCTCCATCTCGGCGCCCTCGCCCTCGCTCTCCATCTCGGCGCCCTCGCCCTTCTCGAAGAGCTGCGCTAAGAGCTCCTCTACGCGCGCGTCGGCGGCTTTTTTGTCTGCGTCGGTCTTGGTCTTGACGGGTGTCTTGGTGCTCTTGAGTAGGTCGCTAAACATGGCGGCTCCTGTGTCAGTAGGTGTATCTAAGGGTGGCGTGTATCACATAGCGCCCGGCGCGCTCGTCGTAGCTCACGGGGTAGAGGTGCGCTAGGGCGTCTAGCACTTCGGAGGGGCTCGGCGGCGCCTCCCCTGTATCGTCGGCGTATGCGTCGGCGACCGCCTCAAGGCTTGAGGTGGCGCGCCCGTGCTCTACTAGGGCCACGCGCGCCCACGCCTCAAGCGTGAGGGGGGCGCCCTCTTCGCTGTCGTCGGGCGCGTCTAGCGTGTCGTCGTCGTCGTCAATCATGGCGGCGCTCTACCTCGCGGGGGCTGTGTGCGCGTGAGTGTATCACATACGCGCGGCGTGGTGGTAGCTCTTGACGGGGGCTTGTGTGTAGGGTACAAGTGCACCCTTCCCTAAACCCCTCACCCTTATGAGGTGCTCATGTATAGCTCTATGCTTCGCTTCAACTTCCCCGCCTCCTTCGCGCCTGGCGGCGCCTATGAAGAGGCGCCCGCTCTCGCCCTCGCTGCCGTGTCCATGTCGGGCGCCTCGCGCTCACTCGGTCTGTGTCTCCTCTGCTCTGAGGGCCTGCGCGCTCACTCTGAGGGGGCGACCCTCCCTCGCGCTGTCGCCCTCGCTCCTGTGTCCGTGCTCCCTCGTACCTCTGCCCGCGTGCCTGTTGAGCTGTATGAGGGGGTGGCCCGCGTCGCTCACCTTGAGGGCGTCTCTATCGCGCGCACCTGGGGCGCCCTGCTTGAGCTCGGCGCCTCTCGCCTCTGTGGTGGTGAGGTGGCGCTATGAGCTCCGCGCGCGTGTCTCTGCTCCTCTCCCTCTCTCTCTCTGAGGCGGTGCGCCGTGTCTTGTGGCTTGGGCTTCTTTAGGCCCTCACCACTCGCCCCACCTCAACGCCTCTAGCACCTCCTCCTCTGCCTCTGTGAGAGGCGCGGGGCGGTTGCGCGCGGTGTCTGTCTCGTTCATCTGATAGAGGGGGCCCACAAGAGCCTCAAGCGTGCGTGTGAGGCGCTCCGCGTGGGCGCGGTCGCCCGCCTCGCGTGAGCTGATAGCCTGTAGGGTGTCAAGCTGCGGCTCTCGCGCGGTGGCTGTGTATTGCGCCCTCACCTGGCGCTCAAACTGCGCGGCGTGGCGGGCCACCTCGCAAGCGTGCAGCGCGACGGCGCGTTTGAGGTGAGGGGGCACGGCGTAGGGGGGGCGCGGCGGTGTCTCGCGCGCGTGTAGCGTGAGCTCGCCCGTGT